GAGGTTCCGGCCGCGCCCGTCGCCGCTCCCGATGCGCCCGCGTGGCGGTCGCAGTCCGGGACCAGCCTCCCCGAGGTCCACGGCAGCATCCTCATCCCGCACGACGCCCCGCCCTGGCGCCTTTCGGCCCTCTTTTGCGGTTTACTACCGCAGTTAAAAGGAGAATTTCGTGCCAACTAAGGACTCTAGCATTAAACTCTACACCTCGTATGATCAGACGCAGTTTTTAGATGGGCTGTGGTCTTTCAACCATTTCCCTACTAGAACTACGGTGACTCGTACAAGGACTGGGGATGCTGTCCCTTCTTATAGGACAAAAATCCGCAATGGAGTTGATGCAACGAGTACCCTTACTGGGACTTATGACTCCCTACTCCGTAATACCGCTGGTGAGAATAAGGTCGAGTTTACTCGAACTCCTGTTCCCACTTCGGATAATCCGAACATCTCGTTTATCCAAGGGAAGGGAATTTTTAATTCCCCAACCTGGATAGCGACAGGTTCGATCGGAGGTGCTAAATCAAGTAACCAAGCCCTCACGCAGATTAACAAAGCTATCCAAGACCAGTACCAAGCCTGGAATGGCAAGGTATTTGTCGCGGAAGTTTTGCAAACTGCGCGTATGCTGATTTCACCTGCGAAAGCACTAAGAACCGAACTATCAAAGTATATTACCCGTATGGGAAAGAAGAAAAAGCTTTTCCGTAAGGGGGATAGTAAGAGTCTTAAGAATGCGATCGCTAGTGAATGGCTCGAGCTTCAATTCGGTCTACAACCTTTGATTAACGACTCAAAGGCGATAGCCGAAGCCTTGGGCCGCTTTGACTCTCCTGACGATTTTCGTAAGGCGAGACTTCGCGGTTCAGGCTATGCCGAGCAGCTCGACCAAAGCGGTACTTATCAATCTGGTCGGTATGGGTATATTGTGACAATGGTTAATTATCGCAGTATACTCTCGACCAGAACGATTTATCGCTGTGGTATGAGCTACGCCCTAAGCGGCCCTTTTGGGGTTGCGAAAGATTTAGGTCGGATATGTGGTTTTACAACGAATGACTGGATTCCAACTCTATGGGAGATTATTCCTTTTTCGTTCGTCACTGACTATTTCGTCAATGTCGGACAAATTTTGGATGCATCTTTTGTAGATAAGAGTCTCGTCACTTGGAGTAATAGGACGATCATTAACGAAGCCGTGAGAGATCTCGGCGAAGTTATTGATTTTCCGAAAACATATACCCTAATAGATCAGACGCAAGGCCCTGGAAAGTATAAAAGCTGCTCAGGAGGGTTTGGTGCATACAAAAGTCGCAGACGCGCTATCACGAGGAATGCCGTCACCATTGGGGTGCCGACACTTACGATGAGAGTACCGGGGGTTGATAGCCTTAAATGGTTGAACCTTGCGGCTCTTTTGACTCAGGCTAGCGATTTTCGAAACATCCCATTTAGACGAGGATAGAGTATGATGTCCGATAGGCTCTTCTGTATTCATCCAAGGCAGGACGATCCCGTAAGGGTTTGTCCTAGCAAGTTTGTCCATGTGTCTGATATGGTTGAGGAGTATCACTACTCCAACTACCAATGTCAGCATTGTGGATTCTTGCTTAGCATTGCGACGAGTTTAGAAGTGCCGATTAAGGACGTCCAACTATGTCTTCCTCTATAGGAATCATAAATGGCAGTTTCTTTATCGTCACCGGTAACAGGTGGCGCTCAAACTGGATTCACGTCCCCGACATACACAGTAGTAGCCGACATTGCCCCAGATGTTAATGGTAAGCAATGGGCTGTTACTGCGTTGGGAGGTACGCAGACCGGCGCGAGCATCCACTCTGTCGCACAACCGTTTACGTGGACTTACTGGAAACCTAAAGTCTTTCGCGTGTTGGGGAAACCCAATCCGACGACGGGCTTAGTGACCAGCGTCCCTGTAAACGTACATAAGATTGTCGTAAGAAAGGGCGTGCTGCCGTTAGCAGGACAACCGTTCGTCAATGCGTCAGTTGAGATCAGTATTAAGATCCCGGCTGGCAGCGACGTTGCGGGTCCCGCTGAACTGCGTGCTATGCTCTCTTGCGCAATCGGAGGCATTAACCAGGTTTCTGCCGGTATCGGTGATACGGCGATTTCTGGCATAGTTTAACAATCCTGTTAAACTTAACATCTCTTGTGAGGCTCAAATGACTTCTCCACGATTCGAACTAGCAATAATTTCGCACGTGCCTGACCAACACCGGTACGATCTCACAGCGACCCATCTTAGATTCTTAAGTAGCGATTATTATGCTGCTCAAAGAGTCATAGAGCGGCTCGTTGATGTGAAAGCACTGGGACTAGTTAGCCCGAGCAAATTGGCGCTAGTTGATGTAGACCTAATGGCGTATGTAGATAGTTACAACTACAGACACCCAGAGTCAGTAATGTCTCTGAAAGTCAAGTGGAGCGCATTTCGAGCCTTTCGAGATGTAACCTCCTTCCCCCTCTACACCCGCAGCACAATGGACGGTCTTTACGACGGTAAATTGCGCGTGTCTAGCCAAATGGAATGGGACAACTGGATTAAGTTCCGGTGTCTTCAAACCAGGGTCACTATGGAAGAGTATTATGCTCTGTGGGGTTTTGATTTATACTCCACGGATCATGTATACACTCCCACGGATGGCCTCTCTGAGATCGAAGACGGGCATCACCTTTTGACTTTTCACAGTCAATCGGATAGTCCGGTTACAATCTCAGGGATTGACGGCGGGGACGTACTTGACAAACTAGAGGAACTTGTTACCTCTAGTAAGAAACAAGTACTTCAGTAGATGCGAGGGTGCCATGCGACCGATAGGTGCTGACACGCTTCTGCACTACCTCGAGAGAGATCTACCTGCTTCAGTTCCGATAACTTCGGACCTGAGCCCATTTCGAGTGGCTACCTCTTTGTTGACAAGCAACTTAACTAAGAAGCTTGTTAATGTTGAGAAGCCGCCCGAGGCCGCATCGAAGATTGCATTGGATAAATTTCTCCATAGCAATATAAGGTGCGCATGTTGGGAATTGCTCCCAACATCTTGGCTGGATGATTATATCGTCGGTGGGGTTCAAAAGACCCTTGACGATTTCTTTCATCCTGATGGATTACCGCTAGCGAACCTTTCCAATATATCGGAAGGTTTTTCTGTCGGTAATGGGATGAACATCGGCGCTAGAGATCAATCCTTCTTATCGAAGGTTTGGTTCTCTAAGCTGAGTTCTACCAGTAGGTTTCTTTACCAATTATATTGCATGGGCATATCCTCCGACCCTAAATGGTCACGCGCTGAAAAGAGGCGCATGAACGATTATGGGTTGAGCATTGTCCCGGGGTCTAAGTGGACACCAGTCCCTAAGACCGTCGAAGCTGCAAGAGGAGTCGCTACCGAGCCCACTGTGAACATGTTGTTCCAGAGAGGTTTGGGTAAGTTGATTGAGGATAGGCTGAAGTCCTTCTTTAATATAGAGTTGGACAAGCAGCCTGAACTCAATCAACAGCTCGCTCAGCTAGGTTCAATTAGTGGTGAGTTTTCCACTATAGACTTATCAGATGCGAGTGACTCCATTTCTACGAGGCTTTCTTCTCTTGTTATCCCAAGCGATTTTCTTGCTTGGATCAACAGGACTAGAAGTCCTAAGATCACCCTTCCAGGTGGTCGAGACGTAGAATTAGCAATCCTGTCCACGATGGGTAACGGTTTAACGTTCCCATTACAGACAGCGCTGTTTGCAGCAATCGTGGTAACCTGTTTACGTTTATCTGACAAAGTCATGTACAATGTATATGACAGTGTCAGAGATCGGACTTATCCGGGTAATTTTGGAGTTTTCGGAGACGATATCATTATACCCAAAAGGTGCAATGAGATCGTTCTTCGCGCTCTGCGATTATTTGGTTTTGTTCCGAACGTGGAGAAGTCATTCTCCGCAGGTTACTTTCGCGAGAGCTGTGGTGGTGATTACTATCGAGGTGTAAACGTTCGTTCTGTTTACATCAAGAGATTGGTCACCCCACAGGACGTCTACTCCAGCATTAACCGCCTTCTAGTATTTTGCGCACGTCACGATGTATATCTTGAGCACACGCTGGATTTCCTACTTAAGCAAGTACGGTTTGTACCCGTACCGTTTATTGAAGGAGATACAGCGGGTGTTAAAGTATCGTCGTTACATGCGCCCCATTTCTACGACATCAAGACGAGATCGGCACTCTACCGATCTTATCAAGCTGAAGTTAGAGATGTTGACCTTACAAGGTCGAGGAAGGCTGAGAAGATATTGGGTTACCGTTTGGATAATAATCCTGACGGTGCGCTGGTATCTTTTGTTGGAGGTTTTCTCAGGGACGGCCGTTTGGGGCTTCCTACAAGGGGCCCTACGCGGTTTAAAGTCCGGTGGTCGATAGTTCCTAACTGGGACTATATACCTTCGGCTGTTCTGAATATCGAACAAGCCAAGCGCTGGAAGGCGCTTAGCGATGCTGCCGCGCTATTAAGCGGCAGCTACCTCACCTAAGGTGAGGAAACCCCCTACACTTGAGCAATCAAGAGAATTGCC